TATTCCCAATGTTATTTAGCATTAGCCCGTTAAATCATCAATACACTTGACTTCGCAGGGGGAGTGTTGTGACTCCCCCACATTTTGTTGCATTAGATCCCATATTCAATTATAATTACTACGATAATTGTTTATTTAGCCCCTGCACAGGTATCGCCTGGTGGGGGCTGAAACATATGTTTATGAGTGATCAAGAGATATTAAAGCAAAGAGACTTACTGGACGCGATCCTCGCATCACGGACCACGAGTCAATACGAGAGATTAGAGTCTATGAAAGTCATGGATTCAATATACTTCAAAGAAAATTTACCCGAGAATGTGGTTTTATTTCCGTTACAAAGGATAAAAAGGTATGTACACACAGCTACCAGAAAGCCCCGTAAGAAAAGTTTATAAGTGTCGCCATTGCGGTGACGTGTCAGTAAAATTTTATAATCCAAAACAAGATCGCGTGTATACAGCCGCTGAATGGGAAGTAATTGTAACAGATGGGCGTAAATCCTTAGATAAAGCACTTAGAATAGTGCGTGAAGATCCAAAGTTCTTTTCATAAACGCTGTTCTCTATAGATGTTTCTATGAGATATTTATTTTAAAATATTTTTTTAGTAAAATACAAGTTACAAGGTTACAAGGTTACAAACAGTAGAATACTTACCTTTTCTTGTAACTTCTTGTAACTTACAACTATTTACAAGTTACAAAGTATCTATATTTTACGAAAAAAACTCGCATTTCTCGGAAATATTTAGTAATATAATTTTTATTTAAGAAAAACATCTATTAAAAAGGTGCATTATGGAAGAAAACAAAGACGTATATATACCAGAACCGCTATCAGAAGCGTTGTTTCACCCTAAGATAACACCAAAACAGAGAAAATTTATTCTTTTGATTGTTCATTCAGAAGGTTTGAAGTCTGCATCGCAGTGTGCAATAGAAGCTGGGTATAGCAAAAAGAGTGCTACAGAGCTGGCGTCCAGGTTGCAGAACCCTGAGTTGTATCCTGTGGTTGCAAAAGCTATTGATTCGGAGATCAGAGCAAATGTTGATAGGTATCGTTGTACTCAAGAAAGATCATTGTCTACATTGGCTCGTATCAGAGATCAGGCATCATCTTCAGGGAATTGGAATGCTGCCGTAGCTGCGGAAACCAGGCGTGGTCAGATAGCTGGGTTGTATGTTGATAAGAAAGAAATTCTTACAGGTACGATTGATTCCATGTCAAGAGATGAGGTAGAGAAGAAACTGCAAGACTTGAAGGAACAGTACAGTATTGAAACTACTTTTGAGGAAGTAAAAGAATTAGAAAATAAATCTTGACTATAAAATAGAATGGGACTATATAGGTTTTATGTGTAGCTGTAGCACATATAAAAAAAGACAGCCCTAAGCATAACTGGGAGGGGGCACTCTCCTGGGCTTAGGCAGGAAAGGAGAAAGTATGTTTACAAAAAAAGAAGCGTGGGCGTTGGTGGGTGGTTTATCAAATCCGTCTAAAATGCCTGGTTATGGTTATGGCTTATCAGCTAAAGATTGTATTACAGGAAGTAAATTACGTAAGATTGCCAATAGTGTGTGTGCTGGTTGTTATGCGTTAAAGGGGCGTTATGTATTCCCTAACGTGTATCAAGCTCATCAAAATAGATTAAAATCAATTCAAGATAAGTTATGGGTTGAGGCAATGGCTTTTTTAATTAATTGGCACAAAAAGAAAACACAATTTTTTCGTTGGCACGATAGCGGAGATTTACAAAGTGTAAGTCATTTAAAAAAGATTGTAGATGTTTGTAATAAAACAAAAGATATAAGCCACTGGTTGCCTACAAGAGAAGTTGGAATCGTAAAAGATTATAAAAAGAAATATGGGGAATTTCCTTTTAATTTAGTTGTAAGAATTTCTGCAACAATGATAAATGGAATACCTCATAAATTTCATAAGCACTCTTCAACAGTTGTAACAGATCAACAATTTGCAGAGAATCATTTATGTCAAGCATATAAACAAGATAATGAATGTAAGGATTGCAGGGCTTGTTGGGAGCCTAGAATATCTGATATATCATATTTAAAACATTAATTGGAGAAAGTATGTTAGCTATAATTAGACCAGATTTATATGAGTATACTACATTACCTATGACCGACGAATTGTTCTGGCGTAGGATAGAGAACTTGAGGCGTGCAGCACTGACTGCTGAGAGCTTTGAGTTTAGGTTGTTGTATTATAATCAGATGATGGAACTGATGAAGAGGTGTCCATGAAGCATAAGTTTACTCGTAGAGATACTTTTCAAGTACCTAAAGCTAATCTTTGTTGGAACTTTTCTCCTTCTTGGTGGGAAGGATTAGGTGTAATAGTTTTCTACTTTGGTCAAAAGATTGTATTCTGGGGTTTGGCTATTTATCTATTTATTATTATCTTCAAGTGAAACCAGAGAGTAAGTTTTGGAACTCCATTAAACAGAATATGTCTGACATTCATTGGACTCGTATTGAAAGTTGGGCACTGCCTGGCGTGCCAGACTGCTATGGTTGTAAAGATGGTGTAATGTTCTGGTTGGAACTTAAAACGTCAACAAAAGTCAACAAAGCAAAGTTAAGCCCCTTTCAAAAATCGTGGCATTTTAGCCATGCAAAACAAGGCGGAAGAAGTTTTATTATGCATCAGACCCTCGAACAGGGGTTGATCTGTATCTTTTCTTCCTCCATTGTCCCCTCCATTGGGGCATTGTCCCCCAAACACGCCAGTAAATGCTGGGCCCTGCCAGCGTCCCCCGCAGCGTGGGCTGAGATGCAGGATTACATTCTCCATTCCCCATTACAGAAACCCGCCCTTCCCGAAGCATAGTACCAGGAGCTGGTCCCGCAGCCAGGATGCTGAGCTGGTAGCCGTCGTACGCATTTCCATTGCATTGCCGACCAACGACCTGTGTTACTATAGTAGTACCAGGAGCTGCACCTGCAGCCAGGAAGCTGAGCTGGTAGCCGTCTGCATTACGCATCACGGAAAAAGCTACGCTTCTGGTGGTATAGTAGTAATGTCAGGAGCTGCACGACCTGCTTCGGGCTGAAGCTGGTGTGGATAAAGTTTCCAATTAGGTCTTGACTATCTAATAAGATGGGACTATATACATACTATGATAACGAGCTCTGAAGGCAAAGCCGCTACAATACCCCCTGAAAGATGGGATAAGTATTACGTAGGGATAGGATAAGTTATTATATCTGTGGCTACCGAATCCGTTTCGAAGTTTTGCAAACGGCCACAAATCGGGGCTGGTGGAAGACGGATGGCCCAAGTGCAACGCCAACCAGCCCTACATTAGAAAGGAACAAGATGACAGAGACTGTAACAGTAATAAAGAAAGAGCCCACCTGCGCTGAGCTGGTGGATGAACAGTGGCGGGAGAGGCAGGAAGACCTGAAAGACCCTGAGTACGAGGCATTAGGCTTTGATTACGTAGAACCGCATACATTCAACGACCAACCAGAAGGGTACTGGCGTTGGCAGTTCAGCTGGGGCGGCCCGAGCGACGAGCTCAGAGGCTACGTAAACGAGCACGGCGAACTACATCGCTTAGAATACTGGTACCTGGACTGGGGTGACGGCGCTTCATTGCTGGTGGACCAGGACGCTGCAGCCTGGACACAGATGCAGGAGATGATTGGCTGATGCTGCATTACATTTTAGCTACATTGGTCGTTTACATCGTGTTCCTGGCGCTGCTCCCGCAGCAGGTAGCTGCGCTAACGCTTCTGCTGGGAACCAGTCTGGTAACTCTGGTGGGGAAGATAGACTGGACAACCATTCCGTGGCAGCCCTGAGGCTGCATCTCCATTCCATCGCAGCAGCGGAGCTCTGGTACTATAGTAGTAGTTACACAAGCACCCCAGCGAAGCACGGAAGTTCGTGTGGAAAAGAAATTAAAAAAAAGATTTGACAGGTATAATAACATGGGATATAAAGGGAGTATTAACTAGAAAGACGAAAGGAAAACAAAATGTCAAAAGCTGTTAATATAATAGAAGTACTAGAGAAGGCACAACAAAGCCCCGCTAGTGTAAGTAAAAGAAATAAACAAGCTGTCATAGACGCTTACGGCAGAGCGTTAACAATGCAGAAAGTTCTAGCAGACTTTATTAAAGTCAATAGACAACTGATGATAGATTTGTCTATGAGCGAAAATGCAAACCTATTACATGGGAGGGATTACTCACTTCATGTTACACAAAAACTCGGTGCTAAGATTGACTCGCAGTTGGTCAAGGAGAAACTTGGCGAGATTGCGTATCATCAATGTAAAGTACCAACGCAGTATAAACAGATACAGGCTATGCCTTTATCGGAAACAACAGTATCAAGAAATAAAAAGGCTACGATTGATGAAGTAGCAGATTTCAGAATTTCCGCTTAGTTCCAATAATGCCTAAGCGGAGAACTAATTGTCAACTTTAGTTCAGTCGACAATACAGGGGCGATACCTACTCGCCCCTTCTACATTTCCATTGCATTGCAGTTCTGGTCGCCTTACCTAGTAATAGTATAACAGAAGGT